ATCCGTTGTTAAGGATGCACAAAGGAATTGGGTGCATTCTGGAAAAAATAGATCTTTATGCACACAAGACTTTCTGAGTCATAATGTTAGCAATACAGTAACAGTACAGCCAGATGAATGGGAGTCTGTTACTAAATTCATTTACAACAATAGAAAGTTTTTCGCTGGTATTAGCCTAATACCTCAAAGTGGAGATAAAGATTATCCCCAAGCTCCCTTTACTACTGTTTATACAAGCAGAGAGATTGCAAAAGAATACGGTGACGCTGCTTTATGGTGTTCAGGCTTAATAGAATTAGGCTTAAATGCTTTTGATAATAATTTATGGTCCGCTTGTGACTATATAACATTAAATCAAGACACAGATCAAGATGGAGAAGATAAAAAGTTATTTTCTTTAAAAATGAAAAGATTTTCAAAAAAATATTTCGATGACGATACAAAAAGATTAACTTATTGTATGAAAGATGTATATAACTGGAAAATTTATACTGACTTGTATGAGAGTTTTTCTAAAGTCGATTATACGCAACTATTAGAAACAGAGGACAATACCGTAGGAATAGAGGAAATTAGTTGCGCTGGCGGCGCATGTCTAATCTAATTTATTCTGAAAGGTTAACAAATTGAGAAAACGAAAAAAAAATCCGACTATTAATGCTACAAATAAGCTAGTTCCAGATGATTTTGTACTTGGATTTAAAAATAGACTTAAACCCAGAACAATAAATCAAAAAGAATATATCAGAGCCATAGCAGAAAATACTATTACTTTTTGTCAAGGGGTTGCTGGAAGCGGAAAAACTCACATAGCTGTGGGTATGGCTTTAGAATATCTGCTTGACAACAAAGTAGACAAAATTGTAATAACAAGACCTGTTGTAGAAGCTGGAGAAAAACTAGGTTATTTACCTGGAACAGCAGAGGAAAAACTTCATCCGTATTTATTGCCTTTGTTTGATGAAATTAATTATTTCTTACATATGCAATCTTACTCTAAATTAAAAGTAGGTAGACAAATAGAAGTTGTTCCTTTGGGTCTTATGAGAGGCAGGAGTTTTCATAATGCTTTCATAGTAGCAGATGAGTGCCAAAATGCATCTTACGATCAATTAAAAATGCTTTTGACACGTATTGGCGTAGATAGTAAAATGGTCCTAACGGGAGATGTAGATCAATCAGACTTAAGAGAAGAACAAAGGGGTGGTTTTTCGTCTCTTATTAATTATCTGAATGGAGTAGATGACCTATCTATAACTACTTTAGATGGTTCTGATATTGTGAGAAATCCTATTATTGTTAATATATTAAATAGATTAAATGAGTACAAACGTTGACAAGAAAAAATGTTTATTATTAAATGCAGACTATGCTCCAATTAAAATAATTTCTTGGAAACAGGCAATGGTATTAGACTATAAGAATAAGTCTAAAAATCATTCAATAATAGATATTTTAGAATATTATGAAAATATGTATGTAGCTGGTACAGATGAAAAAAAATATTCTGTGCCAGCTATTATGCGTATTAAAAAATACATTAATATATATAAGCACAAAATTAATTTTTCTCGTAAAAACCTATTTATCAGAGATAAATTTTCTTGTCAATATTGTGGCAAACAATTAATTGGTACACAGTTGACATATGACCATGTAATCCCCAAATCTAGATATAAGCCGTTCTATAAGAAAAGCACCAGCTGGTCAAATATAGTTACCTCATGCAGAAAATGTAATATAAAGAAGGGCAATAAAACCCCTGATGAGGCAGGTATGAAACTGATTAATAAACCGTTAAGACCCTTTTATAGCGTTGAGTACTTGCCTATGTACCTTGAGGTTGTTAGTATAAGTGAAGATTCTACATATCATTGCTGGAAACCTTATATTAAACATATAATCAATAATGAATAATTTCTATATAAAAAGTACAAATTACGATAGTAAAAATTTTTGTGCCATGGGTCAGGAAGACTATATAGATAAAAATGGAGACCCAAGAATCGAAGAAAATGATAGTGATAAAATAGCAGCTAAAATTATTTTCAATAAAAAATCTAGACAAGTAAATCAAAAAGATTTATCTAAATCGTATTTTATAAAGATCAATCCGAAGATGGAAGTTTTTAATCCCATAGAGTTACTATCTAGTGTGAACAATAAACAAACAAATCATTTTATAGAAAACACATGCAAGAGTGAATGGTTTTTCAAAGAAGTAGATATGCATGTTTTTAACAAATACTTAAATTTTTTGAAATTAAAAAATGTAAAACTGATTAAGGATATTCAAAGAGATTTAAAATAAAATGCCAATATATTCTTATTGTTGTAAAAAGTGTAGCCAAACATTTGAGATGTTTTTTAATTACAGTAATTACAAAGATAAACCTAAATGTGAAATTTGTGGATCAAAGGACACGGATAGACAAATAACACTAGATGCCGCAACAATAAATGGTTCTGTTAAAAAATCAGATTCTGAATTAAAGATTGGTGATTTAGCTAACAGAAATAGAGATAAACTATCACAAGATGAAAAGATACACCTATATAATAAACACAATGAATATAAACAAGATAAACCAGCAAGCAAATTACCTCCAGGTGCTAAAAGACTTAAAAAGACTAAAGGTGTAAAATGGACATAGATAAAACCTTAGAGCAAATATCTAATTTAGATAAGCAAAAAATAAAACACAGAGACTACGAGAATCAGTCCGAATTATTTGATACCGAAGCCCCTATGCCTATTATTACAGACTCAGATCATGAAATCGTAATAGAGTTATCTATGAATTTGCTTTCTAAAAATTCAGAAGATACTGCTGCCTTACCAGAGACTCAGCCTATGTATCACAACAACTACTGGATACCTTTACAGTCTGGAATAAATCCAGAAGAATACTGTAAAACTTTTTTAAATCATTTTCAAAACGCAATTACTGGTGCAATATAACATGGAAGATTTTAATATAAATCATATTGATAATGATAATAGCGGTGTTTTTTCTTATTACTATAGTTTTTTAGATGATTCTGATTTTGAAGACTCTTTAGGATATCCTAGAATTAAAGATCTAGATAATAGGGCTATGGCAAAAAAAGTTTGTGCTGACAAAGAACAGCAAAGCCATTACTATATTAGAAAGGGCTACGACAGTAAAATATATAATCCTTTATCACAAATTGCGTCTAAGAGTAAATTTAATATAACAGACAATTCAGACAATATGCGTTTTAAATTAGTTAGCAAAAAAGCTTTTGATTTATTTATGATATACCTGTCAACAAAAGATATAAAAATATTAAACCAAACAGAGAGAGAAGTATAATTATGGCTGATATAAGTAATACAAAAAAATATGCAATCTTATGGTTAAATTCTTTGGGTAGAGACATTTCTACTATTAGTTCTGAACTTAAGATTTCTAAAGATAAAGTATTAGGCATTGTAACTGAAAGCGGTTCTGTTTCCGAAGAAACTACTCAGGCTCAATCTCAAACAAGCAAAGATCTCATGATCACACGTACTGCTGGGAAAGGCGTTAATTCTGTAGCAATAATGACCAAAGAGGCGTCGGAAGTTGGGGATGCTAAATTAAAGAATGCTCAGAAACAAACGTATGATGATTTAGAAAAAGGTATATTTAGACCTACAAAATAATTTTTTGGATATTTAACTTTTATAATGAAAAATACATTTCCCTCCCGTTACTCTAATGGGATAACAGTCTCTGCTGCACAATATATAACTGAGCTTATATGTGAAAATAAAGCTAAAATAGACAAAGAAGATCTGTATTATAGATTTTGGTTGACTAAAAAATGGGATAAATATTATAGAAATCAAATAGCTTCTGCGAATAAGCTTGTTAAACAATATGATCCAAGAGCTATCATTCTAGCATTAAAAGACAAAAAAGCCCAAAAAATATATTCTTTGCGGGCCCCTCACTTAAAAGATATTATAGAGTATCACCAAGATATACTTGATAGCAAAAATCAAAGCTTTACTCTTGAGTTAGACAGAAAAGAAAACAAAACATTTAAGAAAATAGAACCAAAGAAAAATATAATTTCTAAAATAAAGGATTTAGATGATGGGCTTTAAAGAAGATGTAATCAAAAAATTTGGAGATCAAGTAATATTATCTGCAAATGCTATAGTAGATAAAAAATTAGTTATAATACCTTTTAGTCCTTCACTAGATATGGCTCTAAATGGAGGAGTACCAGAAGGTAGCTTTATGGTGTTGACAGGACAGCCGAAATGTGGGAAAACAACTTCTGCTTTATCCTTTGCCGCTATAGCACAGAGAGAAATTTATAAAGGAGAGTTAAAAAAAGATAGACATGTGTACTATCTAAACATAGAAGGTAGATTGAAGAAAAGGGATTTAGAAGGAATACCAGATTTAGACTTAGAAAGATTTGAAGTTATAGGTTCACAGCAAGGCAAAATTCTACACGCAGAAGAGTACTTACAAATCGCAGAGAGAATTATAAACGAAGAGCCTGGATCTATAGTAATTATCGATTCTTATTCGGCTTTATGTACAGAAGCAGAAATCACGGCAGATATGGGGAAAATGCAAAGAGCTGACGGAGCTAAATTGTTAGCTAAATTTTGCAGAAAGGTGGCCAATGTCATACCTGTTAATAAAAATGTAGTTATAGGTATTACTCATCTTATGGGTAATCCAACAGGATATGGAGCAGAATTTAAAGAAAAGTCTGGTCAAGCTATTGCTTATCAAACAGATGTTAAGCTGAGAGCAAAAACTTTTAAACCGTGGGTCTTGGGTGCTGATGGCACACAGATAGGACAACAAGTAGAATGGCAAGTAGCATGCTCTGCGCTCGGACCTCCTGGTGCTGTAACCACTGGTTACATCAGATATGGCTGTGGTATAGATCAACATATGGAAATTATATCAATAGCTTGTGATGTTGGATTGATCAACAAAGCGGGAGCTTGGTATTCTTTAGATTTTTTGGAAGACAAAGAAAAGAAGAAGCAGAAGTTGCAAGGTACTGAGAAGATTAGAACATTTTTACTAGAGAACCCTAAAGCTTTCGAGAAACTATCAGCCGCTATTAAAGAAACTATGGGCATATAAATATGTTAATTAAAGATTTGGACGGCAAATCTCATAATTGGACTTTACTTGGGAATATAGCTCATGGACAAATTTCTAATAAGTCCAACGGGCATTTAGAAGCAAGAAAATTATTATCTGGTGTTTTTCCTACATTGCAGATATTAGAAGAAGTACCTATTCGATTAAGAAAATCACAAACTTTATATTTAGATTTTTATTTACCATTAAATAAATTGTGCGTAGAAGTTCACGGTGAGCAACATTATAGATTTATAACACACTACCATCGTAATCAAATAGGTTTTTTGAAACACAAGAAGAGAGACAAGGAAAAGATGGAGTGGTGTGAAATTAATGATATTAAATATGTGGAATTGCCTTACAATGAGAATTTAGACCAGTGGAAACAAAGGATAGACAGTGAACACTAAAGAACAAGTATCTGAATGGGATAAAGTACTAGATGAGTACGAAAATACTCTTGGGTTTACTTCTTATGAGATGCATAATAAATTTTCTGACGACGAACTCAATTTATACTTTACTATGAATAGAGACTCGATAGAAAAATTAACCCCAGAAGACTGTGCTCAAATAGCTATGAGATTATCTCAATACTCCTTGTTTATTCAAAGAACATTGAATAGAGAAATAGCTAGACATAATTGGGCAGAAGAGACTATTAAGGAAACTATTGCGGACGAGATCAATAACTATAAGGGTTATGGTTATATAGAAAAATCACTACAGGCCATCAAACACAATGATAAAGCGAATTCTTTAAATAAAATAAAAAAATATGCAAAACAAAGAATGGACAGAATGTCTTACATAGCTAACAACGTAAAAAATTTATCAGATATCTTATTAGCTGTACAGAAAACAAAGGTGAAACATGGATCTTAATGAACTCTTTAAAGACAAGAATCAAATTAAAAGTCTTATTACATTATTACAACAGGTTGTTGATTCTCAAGAAACAGAAGATGAGTCAAAAATAGAAGACACCGAGCAACAGGAAGCACAACCCAACAGTAAGATAAAGACCAGAGAATCTCGTAGAGTCGTAAAAAATAACGGGTTTGTGAATAAATTTGACAGTATGTCAGAATTTAATTCCTTCAAAGCGGATGGTGCCATAGACAAAGTTTTATCTCAACAGCCTCCTGTAGCCAGAACTAGAGAATTTGAAGCGATAAATGTCGTATGTAGAGTATGTGGAAAACAAGAAAATGTAAATCCGTCATTAGCTCATGAAGGCCCAGCTAGATATAAGTGTAACAATTGTTCCAAATTACCAGGATAAATAAATGATACTTTGTGATCCTTCGTCAGAACGTGCTGTTCTCAGCGGTGTTTTGAAGTACGGAGAAGATGCTTTTTTGGATATTGCAGATGTTCTTCAGTCTTCATCATTTACTATTGATAGCAATCAAATTATTTATAAATGTATAAAAAACATTTGTGAAAAAGAACAAAAACCATCTATAGACATAGCTTCAATATATTCAGCAGCTCAGGAGTTGGATTTATCTCATGTCTTTGATAAAAAAGATGAAGTTCAGCACCTAAAAGCAATATTTGATTTCCCTGTGAATCTTGCGAATGTAAGAAAATTTGCTGTAAAAATTCGTAAACTAGAAATTGCAAGACTATTACATTCCGAACTAAAAGACACTCAAAATAAATTATTGGACATTAATGGTAGCGAGTCCATATCAACAATTTTAGGTATCGCTGAAGAAGCAGTATTTAACTTCGGAAGTCAATTAGGTACAGACTCAGAAGCTGCGCCATCAATGATGGCAGAAGGTATTGAAGAATATATTGATGAGCTTAGAGAAAATCCAATAGACCAAGTTGGTATACCTACTGGATTTCCTGTTTATGATCAGTCTATAGGAGGGGGTTTACGTAGAGGTACTATTAATGTTATCGGAGCTAGACCTAAAGTTGGTAAAACTTTGTTATCAGACAATATGGGTTTTCATATAGCTAACAAGCTGAAGATACCTGTTTTAAATATGGACACAGAGATGACAAAGAATGATCATATACATCGCCTATTGGCTATGTCTACAGAAATAGAAATGTCTAAAATAGAAACTGGTCAGTTTGCAGATTCAGCAGCTTTAAATGAAAAAATTAATCAAGGAGCGC